TATTTACCAAGTACCTGTACAATTATTAAATAATACAGATACATCTACATATAATAATATGATAGAAGCTAAAAAATCATTATATCAAAATGCAATAATTCCTGAATTAAATAAAATTAAAGATGAATTAAATAGATGGTTAGTTCCATCATTTGGTGATAATCTTTATTTAGATTTTGATTATTCTAATATTGCAGAACTACAAGAGGAAATGGATAGTGTGGTAAAACAAATGGGTAGTGCTTGGTGGACTACACCAAATGAAAAAAGACAAGCAATGAATTATGGTGTAGATGAAGAAAATGAAGAAATGAATGATTATTATATACCTGCTAATCTTATGCCTTTATCTAATGATATAATAGAGGAAGAAGTAAAAAGTGTAGATATAGATTATAATGCTATACCTAAAGAAGAATTACGAAATGATGTTTATACAACATCACAAGAAGCTCAACAAAGAGCAAATGATTTAGGGTGTGTTGGAACTCATAGTCATACTGAAAATGGACAAACAATTTATATGCCTTGTGCTACTCACGAAGATTACGAATCGATAACTAATAGAGAATTAAAACCAGGTGACCACGAATATACATCTAAACAAGATTCATATAATAATTATCCACAAGGAGCAACTAACAATGCAAAAAGAATGTTAGATTGGAGAGAAAAATATGGTCGTGATGTTGTAAAAGGTGGAACTGAAGTTGGTTGGAAACGAGCAAATCAATTAGCAAACCGTGAATCTTTATCAATAGATACAATTAAACGAGTTAATAGTTTTTTAGCAAGACACGAAGATAATGCTAAAATATCAGAAGAATATAGAAATGAACCTTGGAAAGATAGAGGTTATGTAGCTTATAATTTATGGGGTGGTAAATCTATGGTTGCTTGGGCAAAAAGAATTTCTGAAAGAGATGATTCATAAATTAAATAAAAATTATTATACTGATTGGACTAAACAATTAGAAATAGCAGAATCTAAACAAGACAGAATTTGGTCAAGTTATTTTAATAAAGAATCTAATAAAATTATAAATTCTTTTATGGTAGGTAGAATAATTCCAAATCTCGATACTTATTACCAATTAAAAGATTTACAAAAATTATATATAGAATTATATAAAACTATTGGATTAAGAATGGCTAATTGGTATTATAGACATTATGAAAAATATATAACAAAAGATAATCCACAAGCATATCAAAGTATTTGGGAAGAAAAATTTGCTTATATAGGAAAAACAATAGCAGGTGAAAGAATTGTAAGTATAGCAGATAATCGTAAAAAAGAATTTAATAAAATTATTAGAAGATATATGCAAGAAGAATCTTTTATGGCATTAAATGAAGTAAGTGCTGAAAGAATATTACGAAAGAAATTTAAAGGTATAAGCATATCGAATGGTAAAAGAATAGTAAGAACTGAAAGTGTAAACGCAGCAAACTACGCAACAAATGAAAGTGCAGCTAGTTTATTTGGTGCTAATAATTTACAGAAAGAATGGATTTCAGGAAATGATGGTAGAGTTAGAGATGCACATTTAATGGCTAATGGTCAAAGAAGGCCAATGAATGAAAAATTTAGTGTTATGGGTGAACAACTTAATCACCCAGGAGATAGTGCAGGGTCTGCAGCTAATGTTATTAATTGTAGATGTGCAAGTGCTCCAATACCAATTATTTAAAATAATTATCTTTGTACTATGAATATAATATATAAAACAAGTCCAATAGGTGAACTAAAGGACATAGATGAAAAGTCAGGAATTGTAAAAGGCTATGGTTCTATTTTTGGAAATATAGATTCTGATGGTGACATAATCTCAAAAGGTGCATATACTAAAACTATTAAAGAAAATGGGGATAGGGTAAAATATCTTTATCAACATCAAATGGATAAACCACTTGGTAAAATGATAAATTTATATGAAGATGAAAAAGGTTTAATGTTTGAAGCATCTATTCCAAAAACACAATTAGGAACTGATGTTTTAGAATTAATTAAAGCAGGTGTTATTACTGAAAATAGTGTTGGAATATTACCATTACAAAAAGAATCTTGTTCAGGTGATAAATGTTTTAGAAAATTAACAGAGGTTAAATTATATGAAATCTCTGCAGTTACATTAGCAGCAAATGATGAAGCAATGATATTAGATGTAAAAGGAAATGTTGATGTAGATAAAGTATTATCGAGATATGATAACTTGGTGAAATTAATTCGCAAAGGTAATATATCTGATAATTTAGGTTATGCTATTGAAGCAGAACTGATTAAACTCAAATCAATTTTTTCAAAGAGTATCACTTTGCCGACTGATATTGAAGTCACAGAGCCGATTGAAGTAAAAAATAACGATAATGAGATTTATAAATATTTGTTTAATAAATTAAATTCGTAATAAAATGAATGACGATATAAAAAAAGAATTAGACCAAATCGGTGATTTAGTTGATTCTAAAATTGAAAAAGCATTCAATTCGGCTCAAGAAAATGCGAAAGGTGAGATTGAAGAATCACTTAAAAGTGAAATTTCTAACTTATCTAACGAATATCTTGCAAAGAATGATGAAATGCAAAAAAGAATGGATACTATCGAAATGGCAGCTAAAAAAAATGCTATCGAAAGTAAGCCAGTAAACTTTAAAGGTGCTTTAAAACAAGCTATCGAAGGTGGTGCTATTGAAGGTCTTAAAAAAGGACAAACAAGAGCAGCTTCATTTGAAGTAAAAGCTGATATGACAACTGGTGCAGATTATACTGGTGAAGTTATTGCAGCAACAAGAGTACCTGGAATAAAGTATGACCCAAGCAATGAGGTTCACGTTAGGTCTATCGTACCTGTTGGAACTACAAACTCTGACACAATAAGATATATCAAAGAATCTGCTTATACACAAGGTGCTGCTGCAACAGCAGAAGGTAATGCACTAGGACAAACTGACTTTAACTTAACTGCTTCTACTGCTAATGTAGAATTAATTGGTACTTATTTAAGATTATCAAAGCAAATGCTTGATGATACAGAGCAATTAACTTCTTACATCTCTGCAAGAGTGCCAAGCAAGTTAATGGCAGTTGAAGATGACCAGTTATTAGGTGGAAATGGTACTGCACCAAATTTAGAAGGATTAAGAAATTCTGCTACTATTTGGTCTAATGCTGCTTCAGGATTCGCTGATGGTGTTATTGCAAACCCACAAAACATTGATGTATTAATTACTGCACTTAACCAAGTTGCAAAAGCTAATTATACTTCAGATGGGATTTTAATGCACCCAACAGACTTTCACAAGATTCTTGCACTTAAAGATGGTGATAGTAGATATTTAAAAGACCAAGTTTATCAAGGGTTACAACCTACATTTATGGGAGTACCATTTAGAATCTCAACTGCAATGGCAGAAGGAGAATTTATCGTAGGTAATTTCTCACAAGCTGCACAAATATGGCAGAGAGAGAATGTAAGTGTTGAATTCTTTGAGCAAGATTCTGACAACGTTCAAAAGAACTTTGTAACAGTTAGAGTTCAAGAAAGACTTGCAATGACTACTTATTTACCAAATGCACTATGTAGAGGTTCATTCGCTACAGTAGTTGCAGCTCTATAATTAATTAGAGTTTTATACAATCAAAAAAGGGGAGTAGTTAATTCTATTCCCCTTTTTCTTTATTAATTATTTTTTAAATAAGGATATTTATTTAATGGATATATTTTTTTATGTAATTCATTTAATTTAGGTATTACATTGTCCCATCCATCAAAAAAATATGCATAATCTTTAGTTAAAATAGTTAATAATCTTTTTATTGTTATAGTAGAAACAATTACTTTATCAGAATCAAAGTAATTATCTATGACTTCTTGGTCTTCTACAATACCCCACATAGTGTGGTCTATAGAACCATCAGCCATTACTGGTGCTTCCCATAAATCTATAAAAAAGTTGTTTTTATCTCTTTCCTCAATATAGACATCACATCCATCTATTGAGTAGATATTTTGTTTTAAATTGTTTTTTAAGTTTTCCATTTCTTTATTTTTAAAATTAAACATATGCTAATATAACAAAAAATCTTTAAATAAAAAAATAATTAAAAAAAACTAAAAATATTTTTATTTATTAAAAAAAAGATGTATATTTACACTATAATTAAAAACAAAAGAAATGAAAATAACAGATTTAAATAACAACTTAATAAATAAAAAAGTAAGTATAGTAGTAACAGCTACTAGAGTTAACGGAACAATTTTACAAATAGAAAATGATGAACATACAAAAGGAATAGTTGTAGAACACGAACCAGTAAATTGGGGCAAACATACATTTACTACAACTAGAATATGGGGTAGAAAATCAGATGGATGGGGTTCAATAATTCACGCAAAATTATTATCAAAGTAAATATATAATAACAATATAGGTTAGGGGTTTAGGTAACGGAAAAGACGAAAAACCCCTTTCCTTTTTAAAAATTAGAAATTATGAATAAAGAACAAATTAAAGAAGCTTTAAAATTTATAGCATATACAATAATTGGAATTGGTATGTTTTGTGTTTTATATTTGATATCTGAAATATTTTCCGTATAATGAAAACAACATATAAAGCAACACAACAAGATATAAAAATGCCAGTAGATAAAATATTACAAAAAAGAATATTAAAATATTTTTGTTGGGGATTAGGAAAATTTACATTTTGGGTAACATTAGGAATTAACTTTTTATTTTGGTTAATAAGATAATGACACAAATATCTAAATTAATAGAACCTGTAAATAATGTTTTAAGAGAACATAAAGAAAAACTAACATCTGATGATTATGCTTATATACTTGAAAGAATAATCCAGATAAAGAACAAGCTCATTGATATAACATCTCGTGAGTGAGTATTTTTTCATTTTTATTTAGTTTTAGAGTGGTAGTGTTTTAATTAGTCATTAGTTACACTGCCACTTTTTTTTGTAACTTTATTTTTGTGGATAGCAATTCGAAAGGTTGTATTGCTGAATATAAGTTCGGTATTGAATGTCTTAAACGAGATATAAAAGTTTCTTATCCTCTAGTTCATACTTCTTTTTATGATTGTGTAGCTGATACAGGAAATAAAATGTATCGTATTCAAATTAAATCAACAACTCAAGGATTTCAAAAACATAGAAAAACTGTTCATATACAATGGAAACATAGTTATGAAAAAAAAGATGTAGATTATTTTGCAATATGGGTAGAAAAATTTGAAGGTTTTTTTATTTTTAAAAATGATGGTAAAAGGTTAGCAGTTAGATTAAGTTTAAATAATGCTTATTCAAAATTTTTTAATAACTTTGATTTTAATTGAGGTCCACTCGGTCTCAAATAGTTTTTTCTTTCTTTATTCTTTTCTTAAAGATGCACTGTAAAATTATTATGGTGCATTTTTTTTATCTTTGTATTAAATAAATTAACAAAATATGAAAGCATATAGGAGTAATCAGTTGAATCAATTTCATACACAAATAAAAATTACTGCCACAACAGGTTCAGAAATAGTTACAACTGCAAATGCAAAAGATTATATGAGGGTTGATACTTCTGCAGATGATACTATAATTGCAAGAATGATAACTGAAGCAAGATTAGTTATTGAAAATTATATAACAAAAGACATAGTTGCTAAAACTAGAAAATTTTATTTAGCAAGTGTAGATAATAGATTTGTATTGCCATTTTCACCAATAGCATCTGTACAATCAATAACAGTAGAAGGTACTGCAACAACAGATTACACAACTTATGGATTAGATGATACTATTATTGAATTAGGTAGTTTACCATCAGAAGAAGTAATTGTTAGTTATACAACTGCAGGTATGAATGATAGTTTATTAATACAGGCAATATTACAATTAGTGTCTAGTTATTATGATAATAGGTCAGATTATGTTAAAGGAGTTATGACTGAAATACCTACATCTGTAAAAAATACATTAAGTGGATTTAAAACAATGTTTATATAATGAATGCAGGTAAATTAGATAAAAGAGTTTTAATTAAAAGACAATCAAAAACAAGTGATGGATTTGGTGGGTTTACATCTACAAATTCAACACAAAATACAATATGGGCAAATGTTAGCTTTATAAAAGGTGATGTTACAAGTAAAAATGGTAGAAAAAAAAGAAGTTTACAAATAGAATTATTAATTAGAAAAAAAACAGCTGATGATATTTTAACAACTGATTTATTACAAATAGAAAATATATCAGGATTATATCAAATAAATGATATGTATGATGCTAATTATAAATACTACACTAAGCTAATTGCTACAAAAAGAGATTAATTATGAATATAAATGTAAAAGTAGATAGACAAGATGTTCAACAACTTGATTCTGCTATTAATAAATTAAAAACATATAGTGCTGTTAAATTTTATCAAGAAATTCAAAAAGGTGGATTAAATGCTGCATATAAGGTAAAAAAAGATGCACCTTTAGATACTGGTAATTTAAGATTAAATGTAAAATGGGATGGTAAAGCTATAAGGTCAGATGCACCTTATTCTGGTTATTTAGAGTTTGGTACAGAAAATCAAAGAAAACAAGAATACTTTTTTAAAAATATTTTAGCAGAAGTTCAAAGAACTGTTAAAAATATTGAAACAAAAATTAAAAGAACTTTAAGAAGATGAAAGAAGTAATACATTACATACGACAAAAAATTATAACTAGGCTAAATGGAAATGTTAGTTTAGGTGGTAACAATGTTCCAGTTTATAATAGAGTACCAAGCACACAAGATGAACCATATATAATAGTTTATTCAAATGATGAATCAAATATAGATGACAATCAATCTTCATTTATTACAGAATGTGTAACTCGTATTGAAGTGGTAACATCTTTTTTATCTGATGATGGTGGTGAATTACAAGCTAATTCAATAGTTAATAGTATTTTACAATTAATTAGAACAAGTAAAACAGATTATTTTGATTTAAGTTCTAATAATTTTAATGTATATACTTTTAATATTGAAGGTATTTCATATATTGAAGATGCAGATGAAGAAAAAACATATTTTAGAGCATTAATAGATATATCAAATAGAGTACAACAAATTTAAATATAATGACAAAAAGTAAAAAAAATAATTTTAGCAAACATATTTCTTGGAAAGAAGCAACAGGTTCTAATACTGCTAAAAAATTAGACATAGATAATACACCAACAGATGAAGCATTAGCAAATATGAAAGTATTAGCAGATGAGTTATTTGAACCTTTAAGAGAAAAAATAGGTGAACCTATATTAGTTACATCTTTTTATCGCAGCAAAGAATTAAATAATGCTATAGGTGGTGCTGCAGCAGTTTCACAGCACATAGATGGTTGTGCAATAGATTTAGATGCAACAGGTATATCTAATTGTGAATTATTTTATATAATTAAAAATGAAATGGATTTTGATAAACTTATTTGGGAATTAGGTGATGATAACAATCCTGCTTGGATTCACGTTTCTTATGTTAAGGGAAATAACAGAAAATTAGTATATCAAGCTAAAAGAAAAAAAGGTAAAGGTTATTCAACTTATACTCATTTTGATTTAGATATAGATTAAAATGCTAAAACTTTTAAAAAAATTATTAGGATTTAAAACAAGTGATAATATTGGTGGACTTGGATTAGAAATTAGAGAATTAATTAAAGGTAAAGAAATTGACCCTCAAAAGTTAATTGAACTACAAGCACAAATCAACGAACAAGAAGCGAAGCATAGAACAATTTTTGTTGCAGGTTGGAGACCTTTTATAGGTTGGGTTTGTGGTTTTGCACTTGCATATAATTTTGTTTTAAGAGATTTACTTGTATGGTATGTTGGAGTTGAATCAGCACCACCTGCTCTACAAATGGAACATTTAATGACAGTGTTAATTGGAATGCTTGGTCTTGGGGGAATGAGAACATTTGAGAAGTTTAATAACAAGTCGAACTAATGGCGAGAAATGTATTCGTTTCTTATATAGATAAGCCAAAGAAAAAAAGACCTGGAAGGCATAGTAAAAATGCTTCAAAAGGGCAAAGTGGTTACAAAAAAAAGTATAGAGGACAAGGTCGAAAGCATTAATTATTAATTTATTATTTTTGTAGTAAATTATTTAGTTATGTCAAACGATTTATTTTATTCAGGAAATTATCAAAAAGCAGCTTTTGGAGAATTTGGTTTAAGAATTATTGCTCAATCAGAAACTTCAACAGTTGGTGAAAAATACAATGCTATTCAGGCAATGGAAGATTCAACAATTACTTGTACAAATGCAGCAACAGGTGGTGATACATCAATAACAAGTTTAGAGTTATCAGCAGGATTAATTATATATGGAACATTTCATACAATAAGTTGTGCAGCAGGTAAAGTAATTGCTTATATAGAATAGTATGTTAGGACTAGGATTGAATATAGCAAAAATGGGTAACAAGGTTTCTATTGCTATTCAAAAAGTAAGACAATATTGGAATAAGAATCAACAACAATGGCAAA